AGTATACGATTTGTGTAAAACAGTGATTCGCACTGAAACAGCGTTTTCTGCCCATACAGTCGGTTTCTGTCCCACGTCTTGCCATTTCTTTCTGCACCAGCAGGAACATTTCTTTCGGAATGATGGCTTCGTGGCTGTCCTCCACATAATACTGAGGCAGTTCACCGTGATTTCTGTCACGTTTTTTCTGCAAAAAGTCCACTGTATAGGTCTTTTGCAGAAGTGCATCACCCATATACTTTTCATTTTCAAGAATTCTGCGGATACTGTTGTCATGCCATTTTGTATTGCCTCTCACAGTGGAAATTCCGTCACGCTCAAGCCCCTTTGCGATTTTCTGACAGCTTGCACCCTCAAGATATTCACGGAAGATTCTTTTCACAATTTCCGCCTGTTCCGGATTGATGACTAAATTGCCGTTTTCGTCCTTATCATAGCCCAAAAACATCTTTGCATTGACAATAATTTTTCCCTGCTGAAAACGGTACTGATAGCCCATTCTTGTATTCAGGCTTAAAGATTCTGACTCCTGCTGTGCTAAACTTGCCATAATGGTTAAAAGCGTTTCTCCCTTTGAATCCATCGTGTTGATGTTCTCTTTTTCAAAGAATACTGCGATTTTTTTCTCTTTCAATTTTCTAATGTAATTCAGGCAGTCAACCGTATTTCTGGCGAACCTCGAAATCGACTTTGTGATAATCATGTCTATCTTCCCACCTTCGTAGATACAAATTGATTTTTGATGCACCTAAAAATCAAATCTTGGGTGCATTTTGGGTGCATTTTGGGTGCGTCTTGGGTGCAATTATAAATGATAGTTTTTGAAGATTTGTAAAAAAGTGCGTAAAATAGGAAATTATTCTGGGTGCAAATTTTAACCCTTGGGTGCAGTATGGGTGCATTTTGGGTGCATCAACAAACGAAAGCTATGTACATACAAAAAAATCGGCACTCCGCCAAAAAGCAGAGTGCCGCAGAAATAACGTGTTCAATCTTTAAATTTTACCCTCATATCCTTTTTGCTGTAAACTGTAATGGATTCAAGCAGTGTTCCCCAGAGCGTTTCATCAAATTCGGACAATGGATTCTGTTTACTGATATTTGCGATAAATTCCTCCATCGCCTGTACTCTTGTATGCCTTTCTGCAATCTCTTTTTCAAGCAGCTCAAATTTGCTTTTTGCTGTTTCATAGCAGTCGACAAGTGCTTCATACCGCTGCTGATATTCCTGCTGATTCTGTGCAGTCTGTGCATTCTCCCTGATACAGTTTTCCACTCTCTCAGTATACAGTATTGTTTCTTCTTTGAATTTATCACGCTCTTTCTCCAGCATAGTTACATCAGATACTTCCGCAATGCTCTCACGCAGATTCGCTGTGATTTCCGTTTTATTCTGAAGCATATCATTGACTGCCTGAATGAAAGTGTGCTTGATTTCATCAGCAGTCAGATGCGGAGTCTCACAGCGTTTTCCGTCTTTGTATTTATGACTGCACTGATAAACAATCCTTTTGTACCGGTCAGTGGAATGCCAGACTTTAGGACTGTAAAAGCATCCGCATTCTCCGCAGATAAGCTTTGAAGCAAGAATATCCACACCGCTGTACCGGCTTTTTCTTGACTGCCGTCTCTCCATCTCAGTTTGTACCGCATCAAACACTTCCGGAGTGACGATGCCTTCATGACTGCCCTCCACATAGTACATAGGGATTTCACCGTGATTGATTTTCTGCTTTTTTGTCAGATAATCAGCAGTATAGGTCTTTTGCAGAAGGGCATCACCTTTATATTTCTCATTGGTCAGAATGCTTTTTACGGTACTGCTGTGCCATTTTTCTTTTCCGGCAGGTGTCCGGATGCCTTGTTCTGTCAGATTTTTGGCAATCGTATGCGGTGTCAGCCCTGTCAGGAACAGGCTGTAAATTTTCCGCACAGTTTCTGCTTCCGCATCATTGATGACCATTTTTCCGTCTGGTCCTCTGTCGTATCCAAGAAAACGTCCGAACGGAACATTCGGCTTTCCGTCCGCCATGCGCTTCCGCTGTCCCCATATTACATTTTCAGAAATGGAACGGGATTCTTCCTGTGCGAGGCTCGACATAATGGAGATTAACAATTCTCCGCGTCCGTCAAATGTCCAGATATTTTCTTTTTCAAAGTAGCATTCCACATGATGCTCTTTCAGTTCACGGATTGTGGACAGGCTGTCAACGGTATTTCTTGCGAACCTGCTCACACTTTTTGTGATGATAAGATCGAAGCGTCCGGCAAGAGCATCTGCAACCATTTGTTTGAACCCTTCACGCTTTGCCGTGGAACAGCCGCTTAAACCCTCGTCAGCATATACCCTGACAAATTCCCAGTCATCATGTTTCTGAATGTAGTCCGTATAATAGCTGACCTGTGCTTCATAAGATGTGAGCTGTTCTTCTGAGTCTGTGGATACTCGTGCGTAGGCAGCCACTTTTCTTTTAACCGGAGTATCAATCGGAGCGGCAGTATACCGGCTGATGGATGCAGGGATTTTGGTTACTGTACTCATTTTTCTTCCTTTCTGCGGTATTTTCGCTTGCTTGGGATATACTGCTGTGTTACGCTGTGACCGTCACGGAAATGAAACGTCAGCATATCGCCAAGAATTGAAATATGTGTCAGTTTCTGTTCCATGATTTTCACATCAAATTCAGGAATATCCAGTACGGCAGCAATTTGATTTTTCAGGGCTTCGTCCTGAATGGTTTTCGGTCTTGCTGTATCCAAAGAAACACGATGATGCTTAAAGCATTCCCACCACAGTTCTGTAGTGCCGTCGGCATAATATTTTGTCTTCGCAGTCAGATTCTGTCCGCAGGCTTCACATTTGATAAACAAAGATAAATCATGCCTGAAATATTTGAAAGTCTCTCTGGATTTGTAGACCTCAGCGTGTTCTGCACGCTGTTCTTCAGACCAGAATGCTTTTCTCCGTGGATATGACGATTTCGGCTTTTTTCCGCCTTTTGGATGATGCATATAGGTATCTTTTGCAGCGACGCCGTTCACAATCGGAACACCGTATCGCCTTGCAATCTCCTGCTGCACTGCATCAAAAGTTTCCTGTGAGATAATCGCAGGATGAGATTCCTGCAAAAGATACATAGGCAGTTCACCGTGATTTTTTCGCTCTTTATGCGATACATGGCTCTCAGTATAATACTTTTGCAGCAGCACATTTCCGGTGTACTTCTCCTGACGGAGAATATAGCTTAATACTGTCCCTGTAAATTCTTTCCCATAATAGGATTTTGTACCGGATTCATTCAGTTTCCTGCAAATGATGTAACAGGAATCGCCTGCAAGATACCATTCAAAAATCTGGCGGATTACTTCTGCTTCCTCCGGTACAATTTCAAATTTTCCGTCAACGATTTGATAGCCGTAGCAGATGCAGTTTCTCGGCTGACCGTTTTCATAGCGTTTGCGGATACCCCATTTGCAGTTTTCGGAGATGGAACGGGATTCTTCCTGTGCGAAACCTGCAAGGAGGGTAAGCATCAGTTCTCCGCCGTCCGAAAATGAGCTGATATGCTCCTTTTCAAAACGTACTTCAATGCCGAGTTCCTTCAGATGGCGTACTGTCCGGAGCAGGTCAACAGTATTCCTTGCAAAGCGTGAGATGCTTTTTACCAGCACAATGTCGATAAGCCCCCTGTCACAGTCATCAATCAGTCTTTTAAACTCCTGCCGGTTGGAAATTCCTGTTCCGGAAACCGCACTGTCTGCATAGACTCCGGCATATTCCCATTCAGGATTTTTCTGAATCAGGTCACTGTAATAGCTGACCTGTGCGGATAAAGAGTGCATCAGGCGGTCAGTTTCCATTGAAACACGGGCATAGGCAGCGACTCTTTTCCGTTTCGGAAGAGCGGGAATTTTCGGTTCAATTTTCGTGATTTTAGGCTTGTTTTCTGCCATAAAGCAGACCTCCTTTCAGCTACCATATTACCGTATTACGGCGGATTAGTCAACGGTTTTCCGATAAATAATGTGCCGATTTTCGGGCGGTATTTCTCCCTCATCTTTGTATCAATTACGGCGTATTCATCGGCAGTCAGCAAGCCTTTTTCCATCATTTTCCGCACAAGGCTCATCGTAACATGATACTTGAAATCATTCTGATTCACAAGCTGCACCTCCGTATCTGTGGCTGATATAGCAGGCATGAGAACAGTATTTTCTGTGATGCCCCTTGTAATCGGAAAATGCCCTGCCGCAGACAGGACAACTGATTGTGACAAGAGAATTATGCTGCATCTGTTCACCGTGTTCCAGCCAGTATTTTTGCCGGCAAACTGGAGAACAGAATGTTTTCTGCCGGTGTCCGGGAGTATTGACAAGTTCCGTTCCGCATCGTTTGCATAAATTTTCGCTGTGAGGTGTTTCTGCCGGAGCTGTGCAGGTGTGCCGCCTGTAAAAAGATTTCACTGAATTGACTGAAATTCCCAATTCTTTAGCAATATCCGCAAAAACAAAGCCTTTTTCTCTCAGTTCCATAATCTGCTGTTTCTGTGCTTCCGTCATGGCATACCTCCGTTCCTTAATGCGTATGAAAAAGAGAGGACAGAGAAATTTCCCTGTCCTCTTGAAAGATTCACGCTTTTGTCAGCGTACCTTTGTAGATGTCATCGCCAATCTGAATCACAGCGGCAGCGGATTTAT